GCAAGCACGAATCCGAGAAGCCCGCCCGCAACAGCACCTCCAGCAGCACCAAGAGGGCCAAGAGCCGCACCAAGCGCCGCACCTTCGATTGCCCCCAAGCCCGCTTGAGCATATGGGTTAGATATGACTTCTTCAACAGACCTTGTTCCCGCAGCAATACCCGCACCTCTAGCAAACTTAGTTTTGCTGAATTTCTCTAAGGCTTCTTTGCCTATCTTGCCTTTAACCAAGGATAGACCCCCATCAAAGGTCCATACCTTGGCTTAGAATTTCGTTCATGCGTTCTGTTGTAACTGTAATAGGTTCTGCAATCATCATGACATCTATTTCTAGGGTTTCCTCTGCTTGAGCAACCCAATTATCAGCAGCAACACCAATTAACAAGTCAGAAACAACAGTATAACCTTCAGGATGTAGATCCTTTGGGCCAAACCAATTTTCCCAAACTTGTAAAGCAGGAGTTGTACCACTAGGTGTAGCACCACAAACTGAATACTTTTCAAATACACACAATACATCTGGGGAAGCAATACCAACATCAGATGCGTTCTCATACGCTCTTGTGGTTGCATATACTTTGAGGGCAGACTGTACTCCAGTTGAACCAGATGAACTCAGGAAGTCTGCAACTGGTGGTAAGCAACCAGTGTTAGCCAATCCACCAGATTGGTCACGGAATTGGAATCTAACTTCTTTAATTGCCAATCCATCTCTACTAACTGGGTTAACATAAGCACTTAGATCTATACGACCATATAGGGTTGTTCTGTCACCTGCAGCATCTAAATCAAATTGCATTCTATCTCTGAGAATTACATCTCCACGGTTTTTTGCCATGGTTTAGTTTTGTTACTACTAGGTACTTATACTATATTCATCACACAACTTGAACATCTACGACGCCATCACGTAGAATTGGGACGCAGTCCCACATCTACAACTGTCAACATATTTTTTTGAGTTATTTATTTATTAAACTTCAAATTAGGAGTTACATGGCGGAACTCAAAACCATCATCAGCGCAAACATCCCGGTTTCATTGGCCGAGATGTTAAAGGACAAAACAAAAGGAACTAGGTCAAGGGTAGTAACAAGGGCATTAAAGGCATATCTAAACGACAGAGATGCGTTTGATATAACTGATATACCTACTCGTCAATTACTAGCAGTTTTACACTCTAGAGATGACGTATCAGAACAAACTAAACTTATGATTCTGGCGGAGTTGAAACAATGAGTGACAAGTATGAAACAGACCCTTGGATTAATGCAATGTTTCCGCATAACAAATGGTATGACCCATGTCCTATTGATTGGACTCCTGACATGCCAAGCGGGCTTGATTTGACGTGGTCTAGAGAAATGCATGTTGATGATTTAGGCATTTTTGTAAATCCGCCATATTCTAACCCTTTACCTTGGGTAGAGAAGGCAATATATGAAAATAAATACCATTGTGAAACAGTTGTAATGCTACTAAAACACGATTCATCTACGAAATGGTTTGCTAAATTACAAGAAGCGGGCGCACATTTTTTGTTCATTAATGGTAGATTAAAATACAGAACAGGAACGGCCGCTGCATTTCCATCAATACTTGCAGTACTAAAGTAGGGCGAAACCGGTTAAAAAAAGATGCAGTACAGCGTTTTTGTACAATAGATCTATAACAACTTAAAACATAAGCGTGTTACCATTATCTGCAAACTTTAGTGGCGGAGCGTATGGTCTAATAGGACCAGCAGTTACGCCAGCGACATCTAACAAAGTAATCCATTCGGGCAGGTTTAATGCAGCATCTCCAAATGCAGCATCAAAGTTAACCATATTGGTTGCTTCTTGAAATGCTGTTTGTAAATCTCCTTGAAATGAGCCTAAGCACGGTTTACCTCCTGATAAATGAGGATGTTCCGCATGCCATATGTATGTTTCGTCTAAATCGTCAATAATGCTGAAAAATTTATAAGTTGGTGCACTATTTACTATTTTAACGTAAAGCCAGTAGTCTCCCATATGGAGGTGTGGCCTATATTTGCATACAATATCTTTAAAACATACTAGAACAGCTTCTTCTTGAACTTCTTGGCTTTCGCCTTCATCTTCATTGAATACTACAGTCGATATTTGCTCTGTTCTTGTTGTATACTTTTTAGAAAGATATTTAGCTTGATTTTCTAGACTTAGCTCAGGTGTTGTTTCTGGCAAATTATTGTGCCATTCTAATAATAAATCAAGTAATTGATTCATAATTACCTCCTGGTTAGGAGTAGGGGATATAGTGGTATAATATCGTTAGTATAGTCATCTATACCCCCGTACTCTAATTAAAGCCGACCGATTTGATTATCTGCCTGACTTGTTTTTCGCTTTCATGATAACAATAGTATCACCTTCTTGCAAATTCATTGCTGCTGTGCATCTTCTTTCTTCACCGTCATCACCTGTAACCTCAATGATTGCTTCGCCTTGATCAACACCGTATTCTCTTAATACATCTGCTAATTTTGCGAATTGACCTGATTCAAATGTACCGCCTCTTGTGTAAGATGATACTTCTACGTTTACTCCGTTATTTGCTGGCATAAGTGCCTCCTTGTTTTGTTTGTGGTTTGAATGGTTCTAGGCATTGTGGGCAAAATTCCCACATATCCATAGTTCCATCTTTTCTGTGTTGATATAGAATGTCTTCTTCACAACATTCTGTTACTTGATAGTCCATAGGACCTCCTATCTAAAACATAGAGAGCCTCACATATTCCTTTGCCTATGGTTTACACACTTAGCCTAGGACGATAGGACTTATAGGACCAGTTATTGGCTCTCTAATTATAATTGTTGGCATACTTTAGTTTGACATAGATGGTTAATCCATCAGACGCCTCTGCAGAGCTTCTATCCGCCTCTTCTGTTAGGTATGCCAGCCAGATTTATGAGAGTCGTGCTAATCCGCCACGTATGATTAGTTTTATTGTATGGCTGTCAGTCTTTCTCGACAAGCGATGTTCAGGTGAGCAATTAAGTTCTCTACACCATACAAGGCTTATATCTTGACTCTCATGTAATTCTAAGCCCATGCTCGGTTACGCTATGGTAGACGGGAGACTCACTGGGCTGTTGTTTAGAATATGTACCTGATTTTATTCCATGGTACACAATTAGTATGCACGTATTTAAATTGCTCTATATATTTCTTCTTGTAAAACCAGTTGTATCTAATGTTTATTCCTCCGTACTGTGAGACTTTTGTCTCTTGTATATCAGGACGCCATAAATATTCTTCGCCCCTTGTTCTTTTAGATACATTCTGTTCATGCATACCCTCATTATGAGTTAAGAAGATACATTCTGCTAGTACGTCATTTTTAATGTCGTTTCTAACATGTTTACTAACGAGTGCGAATAAATCTCGATAGTCATAGAGCCATTTGTCGTAGAAAATGATCGGGCTGTAATTAATATGTACATCATAACCCGCATCATAGAACTCGTTTATGGCTTTTATTCTGTCTATTATTTTATCTGTACCAGGTTCTAGTTGGTCTGATAAATGTTGTGGCATAAGGCTAAACCGTATGCGTACTTTTCTTTTAGGATTGTATTCTAGTAAAGCATAATTAACACATTTTGTTGCTGCAGTGCCCATTGCTCTGTCGCTTTGTACAAAATAGTCGAATAATTGCTCATAGTCATGATATGCAGCATGCTTGAAATAATCTTCGTTGCAGCTGAAGTCATATGTATAGAAGTGTTTATGAGTTTGGTTTGGTCTTTTAGGCCATTGTAGTAATTTTACATGCTTATCTATTTCATTGATAATTTCCTCCGTATTATTGGCTATTGTAATGCCGTTACGAACGTGTCTACGCATATAGCAGTAGTTGCATTTGTATTGACATCCAAAGCCGAATGATGGGGTGATATAATCTGATGATCTACCAGATTCACGTATTTTCATTGCTTTGCGTCTTACATATTTCATTAAAATAAATATTTAACTATGTAATACCACATTGTTGCTCCTGTTAAGAATATTGTTAGGTATATAACCCAATTTGGTATATTCATTAAAAAGTCCATCGTTTTCTCCTTTACGTTTATATTTATATATAATAAGAATAATAGAGAGGCTTGACCCTCGTTAGTTGTATGCTTAGCCAAGTGCTTTAAATAATGCCTATCTTGACTTAGTCTCGAGACCAGCGTCCACATACTAACTCGCCTTTCAATATCCTCTCTATTAAACAATTGTCAGTATTGGTCGGGTATCTACGGGACTGACTGCCATTTAATTGTTGTTAATTATTTGG